AGACAGTAATCATGGTAGCGCCTGAGCCCGTGGCTGTCGTTGAGGTGGTCGCTCCTCCCCCCGAAATCCCCCTCTCCGATGAAATCGTTGCCGGCTGGCCGAAAGAGGCAAAAGTGAAGGTCACGGGCCTGTTCCCCAACCGTCGCCGGCTCCGGGCGCTCTTGGCGGACGGCCGCATCGTTGCCGTGGAGCGCCAGCCTGGACTGCACACCGGATCGGAAGCCAGCGCCCGCATTGTGCTTGGCGGGAACATTCCGCTTTATCGGAGGATGGCATGAAGACTCAAATAAGGGCTCAATCAGCGCCATGGCATCGAGCTGTGGAATTGTATATTCGCAGTGAAGACGGGAGAACAAGGATTCGGGAAATCATTCTGGAAAAAAGCGAAGAAGGAGAATTGCCTCCCGCGAGTTTCAGCATGACACTAGAAATGGCCCAAACGCTTATGGACGATTTGTGGTTTTGCGGTATTCGTCCGACAGAAGGATCTGGAAGCGCCGGAGCCATGCGAGCCGTGGAGCGCCATTTGGAAGATTTGAGAAGCATTGTATTTAAACCGGGCGGCGTTGCGCCTCTAAGGAAAATAACATGAACCTCGTCCGCAAAATCATGGACTGGGTGATGCGAAAAATCGACCGCCTGATCAAGTGGTGGCTGACATGAAGCGCGGAAAATTGATCAAGGATGCCGCCCAGCGCGATCTGGACGGTGCGGCATGGCGAAACCGCGTGGATGAATGGCTCAGGCGCGAGCGAACTTTAATTCGCCACGCGAAGAAGTTATTCCGGGCCTGTGCGAAAAAACTTTGAAGCCGTGTGGGGCCAGCATGGCGGGGATACTGGTTTCCTCCCCGGCCCGGTGATATTCGAGCATGATGGCCGAGAACTCGGTGATGCGGCCAATGTCAATGAGCCGCTGGAGGATGAACGGCTCCGCTCCCTCGGTGTCGATTTTCAGGATGTCGGCCCTAGGGAGCGCGTCAGCATCAATGACCGTCACATGAATGGCCTTGCTGCGGTCGGAATCGGCTGCCCCGAACAGCGACCACTCGCCGCAATTGAAC